CAAAGGAGTTCCGATTACAGTTGCTCCGTCTGTTTTAAGTAATTTACCTAATCCGTTTGTAGCATTCCATAAGAAAGTCTCAGTATCGATAGCGATATCTTTTAAAACTTTAGCAATAAAGAAGTCAGAGAAAGAAGCTGGCATAACATCGAAAGAACTGAATCCCATAGATGCTGCTTCCCAATCTTGCTCAAATGGAGTTTTACAAAGTTGTAAGTTAACTTGTTTTTCTGCTACTGTTAAAACTTTGTCAGACAAAGTAACAGTTCCAGCATCTGTAAAGTCACAAGTTGCATCTGCTACTAATCCAGAGATAACTGCTTTTTTTACTGTAGCTTTATATTTTACGTTTGGAATAACTGTTACTCCATTGTTTGCGATTGTATTCGCACTTAATACCGCAGCTGCGATATATTTGCCAGCAAATTCGCCAGCGTAGTTTGATGTAATTGTTGGTTGATTAGGCATCTTTTTTTAATTTTTTAAGTTTAATTTTTTAAGTTTAATTTTTAATTTGATAATAAAGACATAATTCTCGCTTCTGTAGCAGAGATATTTTGTTTAGTGTTTGCTTTCCCTAAATTTACTTTAGCGTCTGCTGGTTTGTGAACTGTTGCTTTTTTAGATACACTTGAAAGAGTTTCTTTCATCTTTGAATGAGCCATAGCCATTTCGTCTAATTTAGCTTGTAGCTCGTCCATTTTAGGTTGTAGTGCTTCCATTACTTTAGTAAGGATTTCCTCTAGTGTAGCTGGTACTGCTTCTAGTTCTACTTCTGTTTCTGGTGCAGCCTCTTCTAATGGTGCTTCCTCTTTAGCTTCCTCTTCTGGGTCTGCTGACATTTCTGTCTCTTCAACTTCTTTAGTTAATAGAGCAAGTTCGCCAATCATTCCAATTTCGTAAACCTCTAAAGTTGTACCGTCAGCAAGTAAATAACTCCCAACTTCTAACGGTGTTTTATTATCTCCGTCAATAGCAAAAATAGGCTGACCTACTTCAAAGCTATCTGCTTCAATAACAGTTCCGTTATCTAGAGTTTGCTGCTCCAACTTCACATTTCTGCGAAGTAACGCATTGATGCGTGATAAAATTTCTGTGTTTTTCATATTTATAATTTATTAATTCTTAACATATAACGAACTGATATTTTTTTTTGCATTTTCGTTATGCTTTTTTGTATATAGTTCCTATTCCTTGTGCTTGTAAACTTCCATCACAACACTTCCTAGAGTATTTATTATCTGGACATAAACAACCTCTCTTGTCGTTTTTAGGACTTGTCCTACTTGGTGTTTTAAAATCTTTGTTACTCATTTCTTATTTGTTTAAGTTTATTACTTGCCCATTCAACTCCAGCATCGCCACCCCAAGCTAACCACATTAATCTTCCACATCCATCCCCTAATTCCTTTTGGCTATTTTGTTTGTGTCTTATAAAACTTGCCATTCGTGAGATAGTTTCCTCGCTTATGTTTTCTCCGTTTTCTAATTGATTTGCTCTTTGTTTACCTACTGCTGTACCGCAACTACCCCATCCATTCTCTTCGGCATACCTTAAAGCTATTTTTGCGTTTTCAGATGCCTCTTTTGGATAATCGTTATAAGTCTCTAGTAGAGTTTTTTTTTCTAAATCTTGAATATGATATCTTATAGATAACAATTCTAATCCAGCTAGTATTTCATCTTCTGTATCGTAAACTTTTGAAAGTGGAGTCTTTGCTTTGTCTGCAAAATATCCCTCTATACTAAATCCTTTTACCTTACCAGTTTTAATAAAGTCATTCCAGATAACATCGTTTGCAACTTTAATAGTTCCCATCCAAGTTCCTACTGGTACATTTAATTCATAAAGTTTTGATTTGTCTTTTTCTGTATCTTCTACTATCCAACTTTCAACCATAGTTAATCCCGTTATAGCTTCCATATGTTCAAAGGTTGCGTTTGATTGGTTGCCATTTTGGAAGAACATTTCCATACATCTACGAATAGTATCTTTACTAAAATAAATGTAGTATTCTCCCTCCTTGTCATCGTTTCTGTAGATAGGCTTATCTGGGACTAACATAGCACCCATTATAATTTTTTTCTCTTTGTCTACTTCTGCAAACTTGTATTCTTTTTGCTCTGTTTTTAAAGCAATAAAATCCTCCTCTATTGCTGGACTTTCAACAATCGAAATTGCATCAATTCCAGATAACTCCATATCCTCGTCTATAATTAATTCTATAAGTCTCATATTAATTTCTTTTTTTATATAACGTTTATTTATCCTAAAGTTGCATTTTGAACTATCCCTCTGTTTAATGATTGTTGACTAGTTACATCTCCACCTACTACAAATGCTTTTAAAGGCTGGCTTTCTTTATTGCCAATACTTTCTGCTATTTGATTTGCACCGCTTGGCCCTACTATATTAAAACTTGGTGCTGCACCTCCATTACTTGGCATTGATGAGCCACCACCAGCACTACCGCCCCCTAAAGTACTTAACGCTTTTGAGGTTGCAGCAATAGACGAAGCAACTCCTATTGCTCCACTAATTGTATTTAAAGTAACAAATGGTTGCCCTCCAGTTAATGGCGATGCTGCTACTGCTTTTGCATTTGCTGCCATTGTGTTAATAATTGTTTTTGCTATACCAGCAGCGTTTTCTGCAATTACTAATCCTTTTTGTATTGCTTTGTTTTTAATTCCTAAATTTTGAAGTAAACTTATACCACTGCTTACATTATCTAAAACTGAATTTTGAATTGCTAATTTTGCATCGGCTACCGCTTTTTCATCTGCTATCTTTTTTTCATTATCTGTTGCAGTTGCAATACCCATTCTTAGTTTATGTTCAGCGTCTAACTTTTCAATTAGTGTTTGCTTTTCTAATTCCGTTTTTGCTAAATTCTCGATTTCTAAAACTTTTCTATCGTAATCTAACATCTCTTTTTTAACAGCAGTATCTGCTAAACGATTTGCTTTTTCATCATCATATCTTTTGTTTAAATCTGCTATTGCTTTATTGTGTGCCTCTTCTTGTTTAATTTCTTGGTCGTGTAATTCTAGTAAAAATTTTTTCTTATCTTCTTTTGATAATTTATTATCCTCTAAAACAATATTTCTTTTTTCATCAATAGAAATTTTATCATTTTTTAATTTATCTTCAATTAATTTTCGTTCTTCACTAAAAGCATCTTCACTATCTTTTTTAGATGTATCTTTACTATCTTTTGAGGCTTTAGTATCTTGCTTATTTTTAGTAACAATATACCCATCCCTTTCATTTGTTAATTCACGAATAGAATCTTGAGTAGCTTTTAAAGTTGCTGCCCCTTCTGCTTTAGTTTTTTCTGGGTCAAAAGCTAATTTAGTAATATAGTCAGTTGCTTTTGCAGCAAAATTCTCATCTATCTTACCTTTGATTTCAACCCCTGGTATTTTATTTGCTAAATCAATTATTTTATTAATAGCAGTTGCAGCAGTTTCAAATAAAACTCTTTGTGGTATACTTACAAAATCTAAAAATGATTTTAACCTTTCGTAATTTCTTTGAGCAGCTTCCGCTTCTAGTTTATTAGTTAATTGTAATCCTTTTACTCTGCTAATATTTGCATCAATAGACGCTTGAGTTGCTTTTATTTTAATATCTAAAATTTCCTTTTCACTTTTTCCCTGTAATTTTAAGGTATTATCCATTGATTTAGCAGACTTTAAATTTTCATTTGCTATCTGTACATTTTTTTCTGCTAATTGGTTTAATCTTTTTTGTTCACTTGAAACTCCATTAACCGCCTCTTTAATATCATCCCAATATGCATATATAGCACCTAAAGCAACAACCAATAAACCAATACCAGTAGCACCTATTGCATTTTTAATTCCTGCAAAAACAGTTTTAGCAACTGCACCTAGTTGTTTGAAGCTATCTCTTGCCTCTCCTAATCCTTGAAGACCTTGAGCCAAAGCCATAGCACTTTGAACTTGTAAAAGTTGCTCTTGTAATTTTTTACTTTCAACACCAGCCAAACCTAAAGCACCTTGATAAGCAGCAAAACCACTAGCCACACCTCCAATAGATGCACTTAATGCTTTAAACTTTGCATCTGGATTAAATGC